CAGCACCCAGTCATAATCATAGGTTCCGTTTGACGTTGCCACGAACGGAAACAACGCGCAAAATTGTACCGCTGTAGGCGTGGTGTAATTCGCTGCGGCTGTGGGCGTGCCGGTCAACACACCTAACATTTTCGTCGGTGTGAGTGACGCAGTATCAATAGCCGTGTTGCCGGTCGTCCAATGGATCGACCCGCGATTACCAAATTGTGCTTGCTGTCCAACTAACACGAATGCAATTGCACCAGTCAGAAGCAACAAACCGAGTTCGCGTAAAAGACGTTTCATGTTTCTGTTCTCCTAAAGTTGAGGTAATGAAAGACTGCCTGAACCGCCACCGGTCACTGGTGATACTGCGGTTTGTAAGATGCTGGAAAAAGCTTTGCCACCGGCTGTTAAAACATTCGCGGTGTCAGCTTGACGCGAAACCAGAACCGCCACAATCGCAACACCGATTATTGCGGTGATGATTACGACAACAGAAGTGATTGCTTTATCGCCCATAATTAGTGTACCGGTGTCGTTAAATCGAGCAGCGACGGCAAAGACGGCAAACCGCTTGATTGCGGTGCCGTCGCTGTCGGTGCTGGTTTTTGTGTTGCTGTTATGCCGGTGGAAAATTGTTTGAAGAAACCACCGCTAACCGCGTTTGGTTTTCCTTTGGACAGGAACAGCACCACAATAACCAGAACCAGAAAAGCTGTTGAAATCGGTTTCGCTTTCGGCACATAACCTATTGCACCGATCAAAAGAATCGAAACCATCCAAAAAATATAGTTACCGGGTCCGGTGAAATCGCCTTGAATCAGGGTGAACAAATCCCCCTGCGTATTTCTCACAGAAGCGATAATTAGTGCAGCACCGATGATGAAAAGTGCGAACGGCATTTTATGCTAGACCGATTACCGCCAGATATTTTGGCAGTTCACCTTTTACGGTGATGTAAACGATGAAACCGATTATCAACGCTGCGGCTATGGTACTCGTTTGATTCATTCGGATTCACCTAAAAGCAACCTTGCGAAAAGTAGAACGGTTACCATCAGTACCAAAATGCTGATGATATCCTTAACCGCCGAACGGTAACCGTCCGCATAAGCTTCAAGCACTTGTTCAAGCACCGGACGTGCTTTGATCGTTTCAACCTCTGGCGTAGAGTTTTCCAAGGGTCGCGTCTCCTAGCTTTGGCATCCAATAGCCCAAAGCATAGCCGACTACCAGCCACAGAATTACATGGTGCCACGTTTTCATGGTTATTCTCCTGTCAGCCGGATCAAAACGTAATTCCAGAAAAACGCAGCGATTGCCAACAACCCGACAAATAGCACCCAATTCAAGGCGCTACCCTTGGTGTTGAACGGATGCGCGAACCAGTTAATCACGTTCGGAATCAGACCGTTATTTTGTTCGTCGTCCATAAGTCACCTTTTAGCAAAGGGTGCCGAACCTCGGAGGAAATCCGGCACCCGTTCGTGCGCCACGCAACGCACGTTGCGTTAGCCGGTCCGTTAGGACGCAGCCAACGAACCAGCAGTGCTCAAAGCTTGCACCAGTGCAAAATCTTCGGTGCCGACTAAGAGATACGCACCAGCCGCAGCCGTAATCGGATTCAAAATCAGCTGCATATTTCCATACTGCAAAGTGCTGATGGGTTTTTCACGCGACCCGAAGTAATACACACCGGGCGGGAAATCATCGTTGATCGCTAACCGCGACTGTTCCAAAGCAACCAAACCGGGTTCCTTTTTCCAGATGTTCGTGAAGTTGGCCGACTGTAGCGCCCAATAATTCACGTCCAAACCGACACCACGAATACCACCGGCACCAGTATTGACGAACACGACAAAGGTGCTCAAAAAGTCGCGGAAATTCGCGTACTGATAAGGAAATTCCTGATTCGGCACAATCGCTGTCAAAGCGGTGTTTTTCAGTTCATAAATCGTTGCCAAATCGGTGACCGGCAATACAACCTGTCCGTTAGCGATAGGCAATTGATCCATGTAGACTTGATACACCGTAATAGTAGCGGCTGAAATTCTTGCCAGTGTGGTTGAACCGGCAATGTCACCGACATACATAGCCAGCGTTGCATCCGAACCGTTATCAACGGTGGACCGCTGCGGGAAAGACAAAAGCAGCTGCATGGTCGCGTTCAAAACGTTCGCGTAAACGCAGCCGCGCAAATCGTCTTCCGAGTAGGCCAACGGCACCCAGTACCACATGGTAATCGTACCGGTCGCACCAGCGTCAATCTGTTGTGGTGCCGAAATTTGACCGGTCCAATTCGACCCGTACAAAATCGGTGTGTCGATACCGCTTGAATTGACGATTGCACTACCGAACGGCATACGGCCTTTGATGGTGTTGACGAAATTCAGATGCCAGCCAGAAGTCTGGATGCGGGTGTTATTTTGCAGATCGTTAAATTGAACCTGCGAAAGAACGTTAGCCGGTCCGAAGTCGGTACGGTCGATTTGAACCGCTGAACCATTCGTAACGGTCGCGAGAACCTTAACCCAAAATCCCTTGATTAGGCCAACGTTTCGCGGAATTACCGTAACCGTTGGCTGAGTCGAAGAAAGTTCAGCTGTGCCGGATGCGGTGAAAGTTGAAGAGAAAATCGGCTGTGTCATTTTCACTGATCGTTGTTTAATCAGTGCACGCGCTACAGCGTTAATTTGACCGGGCGTCATGTCAGGCATACGTTATACACTCCAGTTAGTCAGGGTTCCTTTGGTGGTAGTGCCGTAGCTGTTTAGCTGTTCTGCCATAGTCGGAGAACAAGGTGCACAGCGATACCAGCAATTAGCAGCATCAAAACGACGGTTACCCAATTCATCGGGTGTTTTAGCAACCCGAAATTAACCACGTCCATTTTTAAGCCGCCTTTCGCTGCTGGACTATTCTAGCGACCATTCCGAGAATGAAAAATCCCAAAGCAGCCATTAGAACAATGGTTATCCAGTTCGCCGGTGTCCAGCTGATGATGGTTTCGTTAGCCATTGGCTATACACTCCTAGCAGACTTCAGAATACACCACCGGCTAGTGGTGTCAAGTGTCTAGACAACCTTTTTGAGATTTGGTAGGCGGGAATTGAAGACGGAAATAATTTCTTCGATTTTCGGCACCGGCTTTAATACACTCAGCTTGTCGGCACCCACGTCATAGTAGTAGGAATGATACGGAGGTAATCTCTTACTTAAATCAGCTGGCACAAATCCTTCGACCACTTTATAATCCTTCACATTTTGAAGTCGGAAGATTTGAAAAAACATCGACTCAGAAAATACAAAGCGGTCCATCCAGACCGGACGCTGTGAAAGAATGATAACAGGAATGTGCTTAGATCGACCCTGCGTAAGCAGTGCTCGAAAAGCTTTGTTATTATTTCCCATCATGTATCCCTCATCAATATAGACACCGGTATTTTCATTCTCCCAAATTTCCCATAGCTGTCTTTCTACTTCTTCTAACTGGCTAGGGTGCGGGTGGCAGATGTGAATACCCGGCTGAATCGGTACCGGGTCGTCAACCGTGAAGTGATTTGCACCTTCGATTTTGTTGATGTTTTCGTCGTACTTGAAATCGTAAATTATCCACGGCATCACGTCGTAGCTACGACGGGAAAGGTGCCAAAGTGCAGCGTAAGTTTTTCCGCTACCATTGGCACCCACGATTGACGTGTGTTGCGTGTCGTTTGGAAATCGCATCAGAAACCTAGCTGTATTGTACCGTCTACACCACCACCGTTAGGGTCAATCTGCGATGGATTTGTTAAGGGTGCCGGTTCAGCCGTGTGTGGTCGTATCGGTGTCGGTGACTTTTGCGCCTTTGGCTGTTGTGGTTGTGTTTCGGATCGCTTCCAGATCGACACCGCGCGTGGAACATAGACGCTAGAAGCTACACAGATCAAATTTCCCCACGCCATTTGTTTCTCTGTTAATCCTAGCGTGGGATAAACTTTCTGCATTCGCAGGATTGCATCCTGCAATTTTTTCGCTTCTGATTCGTCAATACATAGTTCTTCGATGTTCATTACCGCAGCGACCGCAAGATGCGCGGAATAGATCAATCCTTTAAGGTCTAAATCCGCACTAGTCGATTCTTTGGTTTTGTTGCGGGTGCCGGGTGGTCTTCCACGTCTTCTACCGGTGGTAATGGGCGTGGGTTCGGCACTTCCGGTTCTGGTGTCGGTGTCGGTGTAGGCTGCGGAGTCGGACCATTCTCCGAGGGTGATAGGGTCGATTGTGGGGATACCTTCGATAATTTCTCTTTCAGGTTCGCGATTTCCTGCGTCTGATCCTTCACCGTCGTTTCCAACGTCGATAATCTTTCCGATAGGTTTTGTTCCATTTTCAATAAATTCTCCGATAGGTTCGTTGTCCATAGTTCAAAAGTCTCCAAAATTTCTTCGTGTCGCAATTCGGACACGATAGATTCTCTGGCGTTTTCGTGCGCCAGCATTTCAACTTCAGTGCGTGTCTCTTCAAACGATAGCTCAGACTCCGATGGTGGAATCGTAATCGGTAACGAGTCGTCTTCCAAGTCCATCAATTTTATCCTCTAAAGCTTTCTGACGTGTTTCTATAGCTTTCAATCGGCTATCGGTGTTTTTGATGGTCGTATTGATTGCGGAAACGGTATCGTTAATAAGCTTAGGGATTTGCGGAATAACGGATTCAATCATCTGAATCTGTTCTGGCGAAATCTCCACGCCTATGGACTTCAGCAAAAGTGCTAGTGCTTTGTTCACCTGTTACCTCCGAATGCCGATATAGATTAGCGTGAGTGCTACGGCATAATACACAACGATTTGGCTGCGTTTGTCGGGTGATTGTTGCCAATCAAGAAACGATGGCGATAAACCGAGTACCAAAAATCCGATGATGGCTGAAGCGGTTTTCACAACGTCGGCCACACCATACCGGGTATCGGTACGTTAAGGAAAAACACACGCACACCTTGCGCGCCACCTTTTGAAGTGAACAGAAGCTTGAACGGTGACGGTGCAATAACGGTGTAAAAACCTTGTGTACGGCCTTTCGCGATGATGCGTTGATTCGATGTGCTAAAAACCATCGACATATTCACATCAGAATCGCCCATGTCGATATAACACGTCTGAATCGAACCGATAAAACCGCGTTGCTGAAACAGTTCAGCATCTAGCGCGAAAGAATCGGCCAACGTGAAATCGAGCAGAAAAGTTATTGCCTTGCAACCTTCTTTCAAAGGAAGGAATTGATTATCCAGCTGGCAAGCTTGCAGGCTGTTTTGATCGACGTTACGAATTGGATCGGCCATAAACCATCTTACTCCCTATAAACGCTCTAGGTAAACCTGATTTTTCCATCTGATCGCACAGTGTACAGCACCACATAGGCCATGGCAACCCGATTACCTGCGAACCATTTTGGTCGATGTAAAGTAGCGCGGGTGGACTAGATGCGGGTCCGGGTCCGGGTCCGGCTGCGGCTGTAAAATATGCAGCTGATGAAAACGAAGTATCTTCAAGCAATAATCGCAACGCTGAATCGGTGAAATCATTTGTGCCGATACCTTGGCCGATATCACCAAATGGAAGTGTTAAAGCAGCTTTCAAAGTCGGTGCACTCCACACCGCAGCCGGTCGCGACACACTATAAAGGTTCACACCACCGGTTTCAAAAAAGTAGACGTTCAATCCGAGTGATGTATAAAACGCAGCGGAAACCATTTCACCGGCAATACCAGCCGGATTTTTGTATAGCACTTTTGTTACGTCAACCGTCGTGTCAGTCCAGACCGGTGAATCTGCGGAAATTCCTGTAACCACATGCAAGTGACCGGCTGTATCCTTATACGGTATGGCAATTTCACCGGTCGCAGAATTAAACGCGATTCGTCCGATACTTTCACCGAGTGAAAATTGATTGATTCCACCCGGATCAAAAATCCCTGTAGCAACTTGCGCGGCTGCGACCACTGAATTATCTGACTTGATACAACGGTGTCGTAAAGTTTTCGTGTTGTATTCGATGTAAAAAACGTGTGTGCGATCACCTGAACCGATTGTTACTCCGACACAGAAATCATTATTTGCTAATCCATTTTCACCGCACATAGTTTCCGCAACGGACCACACCGCACCGGTCCATACGTCAAAACGAGTACGCGCAAAAGTCGGACCACCGACAACCTCAGTACCGATAAACGGAGTGACAAAAGAGTTATCAGAACGAATGGAAAAATTACAACCTCTAAAAGTGATCTCTCTATAATTGCCGATTGCACCCGACACGTTAGAATTTGTAAAGCTACCGGCTGCGGTGACGTTCGTCCATAAATCGGTAGCCATATCGAAGAACACAAGACGTACGTTATTTGTTCCAACGGTCGAAGCTACGACTACGTTTATTTTGGTTCCACTTTGAACGCACGAAAGAAACCCGCCTAATCCTAGATTGATTTCACCGGCTACATTCTGCGGTGTCCAAGTCAATCCCAAATCGGTGCTTTTATACGCGACTGCTTTATTAAACGGTCCGGCACCATCTTGAACGATCACATACAAATTTGCACCGTTTAAAAATGGTCCCTCATTCCAGCCTTGACCATTTGGCAGTGGTGGAAGATTAACAGCATCAATAGTTACCGGGTATGTTGGCATTGACTTCGACTGTACCGCATGATAGCGTAAGTCTCAAGACTTAGTTAGAACCGGTTAGAGCCACAATCACCCTCTGGCTTGAAGGTGTCCCTAACCACCGCACCGGTTCTAACTCTTTTCGACCGGCAAAGGTGATGCGTAGAAAATCTGATCTTTCGCGCAATGCGAATACCGTTGCGAAAAAATACCGTGACGATATCCTCAGTGGTAAAATAACAGCCGTAAAAGTACCACCAAAAACCCTAAGACAATTCAAGAAACTAGGTTATGAGTCGTCAAAGGGTCGTCTGTTAATAGGCCACGCAGAAAACGAGAAAGCAGTTTTCTCGCGTGGTGAAGTAAAGATTTTGAACCCGCACGGTGTCGAACGTGTGCAGGTGCCAGTAGCCTACCATAATCTAGATCAGTATTTCAAAGACATCAAAAAGAATGCAAAGCAAATCAACCGGCTAAAAACTGGTAAAGAATTTTTCGGGTTTCGTTTCTTCGGTCATAACTCTACAATTTATTCACGTGATATTGAACTCTTAATTGATGAACTAACAAAGTATCGTGCGGTACTCGGTGCTAGTGGTAGCCGGAAAAAACAGCTTGAGATTTTCAAGAATCTAGAAATAGTCCGGTTTACTAAAATCAAAGAATGGGAACAACGAACCCGACAAGCACGACAAGTTACCCGCCAGAAACAAGCAAAACAGAAACGCGAATACCGCAAGAAAATGAGGAAACCGCAACGTGATTCCGAACGTGAAGCACACCGCAAACGTTAAAAGAAACGACGTGAAAAGCTGAAGCGAAATAAACCTGAATACGCAAAGTACAAACGCGCGGCACGCAAACGCGCGGCAAAATCGTCTAAGAAACTTCGGAGAAAAAAGAAATGACCGGCACACACGCATTAGGCAATTGGCACACGAACCCGCCGAAAGGTTACCCGCGTTTTCATTCTGGTGCACACCGCGACCGCTACGTGCACATGGTTGTATTCGAGCAGCTGGCACAGCGACCGGTTACACCCGGCTTAACGATCCATCATCAGAACTTTAACAAGCGGTGTTTTTGTCCGCATAACCTGTTAGAGTGTCCACCTGAATTTCATACAGGTGCGACCACTCGCGACCCGTACACCGGACAGTATCTAAATCGTCGTGAGTATGAACAGAGGTACGCAGCATGAAAATTGCCGTACTTGATTTAGAGACTGATCCTTTTGAAGCTGGCAAGATGGTGCACCCGTTTGTGGCCGGATTCTATGATGGTGAAAGATTCGTGTCTTTCTGGCATAAAGACTGCGTTAGAAAGATGGTTGACTTTCTCAGTAAAGAATCAGAACCGTGGTGTATCTTTGCACATAACGGTGGTCGATTCGATTTCTTTTATTTCCTACCGTACTTAGAGAAACGTGATGTTAGGATCATTAACAGTCGTCTGATTCAGTGCTGGATAGGCAAGCATGAATTGCGCGACTCGTTTGCTATTATGCCGTTTCCGCTTGAAGCATATCACAAGACGGAAATCGACTATAGCAAATTCAAACGTAATCGACGCAACCGATACAAGAAAGAAATCCTTTCATACTTACGTGATGATTGCGTCGATCTATACACCCTTGTAACTTCTTTCATAAACCAATTCGGTGACCGGCTAACTATCGGGTCCGCCAGCATGAACCAGTTGAAAAGTTTTCATAAGTTCGATTGTGGAGGAAAAGAATATGATGAACGAATCCGCACTAGTTTTTACTTCGGTGGTCGTAATCAAGTGTTCAAAGCTGGTATTATTTCATCACAAACTATCGCAGTCTACGATGTTAATTCCATGTACCCTGCTGTCATGCGAGACTACCTACACCCAGTTAGTACCGGAATCGTACTTAGCCGCGATATTGAGCGAAATACTGCTTTCGTTGTCGTAGAGGGTCGCAATGATGGTGCGTTTCCCGTTCGTGAAAAAGACGGTTCTTTGAACTTCACTAAACCCTATGGCCGATTTCACACTACGATACATGAGTACAACGCAGCCATCGAAACGGGTGCTTTCCGTACAGATCGCATTATTAAAACTTTGGGGTATGATCGACGTGAAAGTTTCGGAGAATTTGTCAATCACTTTTACGATGCGCGTCATAAGGCTAAAAACGAGAAAGACAAAATCGGTGAACTGTTTTACAAGTTCGTTTTGAATAGCGCCTATGGAAAATTTGCACAGAACCCGGAGAATTACCGCGACTGGCGGGTTACTGAAGTTGGACAGCTACCGGACGAATGGCATAACTGCGTCAAGTCGTGTGTGGCCGATTGTGGCCTAAAGTGGACACCAGCGTTTATGTCTGGTAACTATATCATTTGGGAAAGACCGTTGCAGCGTCATTCGTATTACAATGTCGCGACCGGTGCCAGCATAACGGGTGCCGCGCGTGCTGTTTTGTTGCGGGGGATTCGTGGAGCAAAAAAGCCACTCTACACTGATACTGACTCTATTATATGCGAGTCTCTTAACGGTGTTCCGATTCATTATTCAGAACTTGGTGCGTGGAAGCTTGAAGCCACTGGCGCGACCGCTGCGATATGCGGGAAAAAACTTTACGCAATTTTTGATTCGCAAAATAAGTGCATTAAAAAAGCACATAAAGGCGCACGTCTTACGGGTGAAGAAATACTTCAAATCGCGAAAGGTGCGACAATAGAAACAGCGAACCCGGTGCCTACATTCAAGTTTGACGGAAGTCACAGCTTCACGAAACGGAGAATCAGGAGAACAGCCGCATGAAAAAACTACTTTGCATTTTCGCTTTTACGGTTGCACTTTACGGCCAAGCTTCACCGAACTGCAACCAAATCAACTTACAGGTTACCGCGTCCGGTGCAAGCACAAACTACAATAACACCGGTCAACAAAAGTGCTCTGTATTTCAGCTGAAGTATTTTTCAGAAGGATTTTCCGCGCTATCTCTTCAGGTTGAATCGGCACCAGACGTTGCAGGTGTGCCGGGTGCATTCGTAAT